GCTGGCGCAAAGATATATTCTAATCGTCAGAAGACGAAGATGGCGATGTCTGATGCACAATTAATGCATGCAGAGCGTATGGCTCGGGGCGAAGAGGCTTACCAGGGTAAATTGTTAGAGGCTAGACAATCGGACTGGAAAGACGAATTTGTATTGATTATTTTATCGGCTCCGATTATAGTGTTAGCTTGGGCAGTCCTAAGTGACGACCCAGCAGCGATGGAAAAGGTTAAATTATTCTTTGAATATTTTTCTACTCTTCCAAGTTGGTTTACGAATTTATGGATCCTTGTCGTAGCCAGCATTTTTGGTATTAAGGGTACACAAATATTTAGAAACGGAGGAAAAAAATAATGGCAAACAGACTATACAATAAACAAGTGTCACCTAAAGGATATCAAAAAGGTGGACGTGTTGCTAAAATGGGTGGCGGCATGATGATGAAGAGACCTATGATGAATGGTAGTAGAACTAATATGAAGATAGGTGGCTTCTTAAAAAAAGTTGGTAAAAAAGTTGGCAAAGCAGCAGCGGGTGTAGGTGCTGCCGTTCTTGCAGCTAAAGCTCTTAAAAAGAAAAAACCAACTGGAAAAAAACAAGATGCAATAGATAAGTTCTTTAAGAAAAAAGGAACTACACTTAAAACTGGAAGTGCAATAGCAGCAGAAACTATGGCTAAAGCTGATAGAGATAAGAAAAAATTTAGAAAAGGCTTAGATAAAATAGCAAAAGCTGGTGGTGTTTCTAAATTAAAAGCTGGTGGAAGAGCACTAAGACCTGTGGACAAAGAAAAAAATCCAGGTCTAGCTAAACTACCAACTAAAGTTAGAAACAAAATGGGCTTCATGAAAAAAGGTGGCAAAGTTTAATGACTAAACTTTGTCCTAGAGGTAAAGCAGCAGCGAAAAGAAAATTCGCAGTATACCCCTCAGCATATGCTAACGCCTACGCAAGTAAAATATGTGCAGGTAAAATAAAAGATCCATCTGGTAAAAAAAGAAAAGATTTTAGAGGACCTAAACCAGCTAAAGCAGAAGGTGGTAGAATTAGAAAAGTTGATGGCGGAGAAGTTTCAGATAGACAGATAACAAAAAGAAAAGAAAGTATATTTAAAAAAAGACCTATCGAAAAAAATATGCCAGAGGGTGTTATGAAACAAACAAGAAAGTATAACGCTATGGTTGAAAAATATAATAAACTAGGAATAAAAGATTTTAAAGATATAAAAAGAGCAGAAGATGAAGGTCGATTACCTAAAAAACCTTTTGTACGAAAGACAAAGTTTAAAGCCATGGGTGGTAGAATCCGTGCTGCAGGTGGTGGTTTAATGGAAGCAACTCAAAGATTAAGAAGACAAGGTTTAAGAAGAGGTGGCGGTGTCTGTCTCAGAGGAATGAACAGAGAAGCCATCGGAAAAAATTCATAATACAATGGCTAAAGAAGGTCTAAAGACATGGTTCAAGCAACAGTGGGTAGATATTGGAAGCAAGCGAAAAGATGGTTCCTTTGCAAAGTGTGGCCGTTCAAAACAGAAAGCGGACGCGAAACGGAAGTATCCAAAATGCGTGCCTCTAGCGAAAGCGAGAAGAATGTCGGAGAGTCAGAGAAGATCTGCCGTTGCCAGGAAACGGGCAGCTGCCAATGTGGGACCTAAACCTACAAACGTAGCAACATTTGCAAAAAGAAAGAAAATGGGTTTTGGAGGATTAGTATGAAGAAACCTAAAATGTCCCCAACAAGTGATAAACCTAGTCCACCAATGAATAGCATGATGAGAGATGCGCAAAGAAATTATATTGGAAGTTATATATCTGGAGATCTAGGAGGAGTTAAAGTTTCTAACAAGAGTTATAAAAAATATTACGGTAACAAAATAAAACCATGAGAACAGATTACAGAGAAAGATTTTCAAAAGGTGGTATGCCACCAAGA